TCATTTCCAATACTACTTATGTCTGGAGCATAAGTTGTTGATGTATCTTGAAATGCTAGTCTGCTTCTAGTTGCACCAGTATTATTTATATATACTACAACATTGTTAGCGGTACTTGCATTTCCAACAACATGTAAAAGATAAGCAGCGGCAGCCGTACCTATTGCAACATTTCCTCCTTGTCTATTTAATATAAGATTTTGGTGACCAGTTTCAGCATTATTAGTTGACTGTATCTCAGCATACTGACCAACACCAGCTTCATAATAACAACTCATTTTTAGTCTTTGGTCTAAATTATCTATTAAGATAGATGTACGACCAGCATTAGTATCTCCGAATACAGATAGTTTTTCTGGAGGACTACTTGTACCTATTCCAATGTCTCCAGCACTAGTTATTCTCATTCTTTCTGTATTATTTGAAGTTATTACTAATGGATAATTATTTCGAGTACCAATATATCCCAATCCAGCTCCGGAATATAGTTGAACCTGTGCGCCAGTTGAACTTGTTTGTCCTTGAAGAAATAATGCGGCATCAGATGATGTACGTTGAATATCTAATGTTGTAGATGGACTACTTGTTCCTATTCCAACATTTCCACCAGTAGTAATCCGCATTCTCTCAGTAAGCGTCGATCCTCCAAGATCACCATCTTTATTAAAGAATGCAATATGTTGAGATACTTTATTTGTAGCGCTGGATGGAATAAATGCGATTTTTGATCTATACCATCCTGTTATACCATCATCTCCAACGCCCATGTTATATGTGATTGATCTGTCGCTACCATTACCAAATATATCAAGATCTCCTCTAACTTGTAGGGCAGAAGAACCAGCAGATGCTGGTGTGACACCAATTCCAACTTTACCATCATTAGTTATTGTAATACGCGACGTTCCAGAAGTAGCGATAGATATATTAGTATTTTCTCGATTCCATACATAAGCATTACCAGCAGAATCCTGTAATAACTCAAACCCATCCGTAGATGTTTGTCCCGTAGTAGTATTTGTTAGTTTTAATGAAGTAGCGGTTGCTGCATGTATATGTAATCCAGAGTAATTATTATTTACAAACGTTGGGGTGGTTGTTCCTATCCCAACATTTCCAGAACTATCAATAACGAACGGCGAAGTATCACCAGTAACATCATTAACAACAAAACAGTTTCCAGTACCATCATGAGTAATAGTAAGGGGTACATTTGTACCGCTAGAACTAATTGTAATTCCAGTTGAGAAAACCGTAGCAGCGGTAAATGTTTTAGCACCACTAATAGTTTGAGTTCCAGTAGTTCGTACAACCGTACTATCAACAGCTATACTATCCGCACTAACACTTATTCCATCGCCCTGACCAATATCTATTGTTCTATTTTCCGCAAGACTTCCACCACCAGCCAATCCGCTTCCTGCGGTAATTGTAATGTTACTATGGGTATGTCCACTAACACTAACTCCGGTATTGTTAAGTGTTAAAGATGTAAAATTACCACTATTAGCAGTGAAATTTCCACTAGTAGTTAAATCGTGATCGTTAAAATTAATACTCATAATAATTAACCATAATAAGTTTGAACTAAATTAGTTGCTGCTGTCCAACGAATATTATTACTAACTAATCCATTAACATTAATATCTAAACTAGATGTTCCGGTATTAGCTACAACGGTTGCCGCTACTCCGTTCAGACTGCTATCAATAAAGTTTTCTTCTATAATTGATCCAACTAAAGCTGTGGTATTACTATTTCTTTTAATACACCCTCTAAAATTCCATCCAGCAGCACCACTGTTGGATATACTCAAACAGGTCAAATTAATATTAAAGTTCCAAACTCCGCTAACTGGTAATACTAGTTTGCTAGAAGATCCGTCAGTATACAATGTTGTTGTAGAAGCGTTAGATGTGCTATTACGCAAAGTTAATAAAGTCTGCTTAGAATCACCATCATTATTAAAATAACCATTGCTTAATGATAAAACTCCACTTAAACTATTAGTACCAATTCCTAATTTATTAGAATCATAATACAAACCAGATCCAACATCTATGGCCCCGCCAGATTTTGTTACTAAAACTAGTCCGCTCGTTGATCCTAAAGATCCACTATTGGTTATATTACCATGAGAATGAGTTAATGATGCATACTGAGCAGGACCGCCCAAACCGGCCCACTCCACAACATCTCCGGATGCTCCGGGATTAGATAATACAAAAGTTGATCCATCAGTCGCAGTATAATCTTCACCATATAATAATTTAAAACCATTATAATATACTGATAAATTACCAACTAAATAATTTGGACTAACGCTAAATGTATCTTTAGTTGTTGATAGTATTTCATAGCCAGTTATTGCAGAGGCGTAGAGATTAACGCTAACACTGCCATTAGTATCATCATAGCTAACGCTTATTCCTGTACCTCCAATAATGCCCGTACCAATAATATCCATTACATCTTCTGTATTTAAATTGGATCCGCCGGTAGTACCAGTAGCATGAATAGTAAAAATACCATCGCTTGACGATAAGAAAATTCCTGTTCCAGCTACTATATTTTTAACTGGCAATAAGCCGCTAACGCCACTATTGAAATCTGTAATTTGTGAAACCGTATGAGTATGTCCATTCAAACTTACGCCCGTACCATTAACTTGTAGACTCTGAGTAAAATTACCGCTAGGAGCGCTAATACTTCCAGTAAAAGTTGCTCCGCTAAGATTTGCTTTACCAGCTAAAGTATTTGTAATCGTTGTGCTAAAATTAGCATCGTTTCCTAGCGCTGCTGCTAACTCATTCAAAGTATCCAGGGTAGATGGCGCAGAATTTACAAGATTACTAATTTCTGTTCTTACAAATGAGGTACTAGCTATTTGATTAGTATTTGTACCACTAGTTGCTGTTGGAACTAATGGAACTCCTGTAAAAGTTGGACTATTGTTAAATACTAATAATCCAGAACCAGTCTCATCAGATATTACCGAACTTAATTGAGATGATGTAGTATTTGCAAATTGATTTAGAGTTCCTGTTAACGGAGCATATATCCCGTTAACCAAGCCACTAACCGAAGAGTTAAAATTAGTTATATCACTAGAACTATGAGTATGACCACTAAGACTCACTCCAGTATTATTAACGGCTAGATTTGTAAAATTTCCACTAGTAGAATTTATTAGCCCATTAGACGTAAGTCCATTAACAAAATTATGAATTGCATTAACTGTTCGATTATTATCCACATGTAAATATTGAGAGTGATCATCATCACCTAGCCCGAACAAACTTCCGTGATCATTCTGAGTAACTTCAGCAATAGTGCTAATTACGGTTACTCGTATATCAAGAATACTAAGTAAAGTACATTTAGGAACATTTGTATAATCACTATCACCAGCAAATATTAGTCGATAAAGAGGTTTAACTTCGCTTAATGGAAGATTAGTAAGATTAACATCACTCCAAGAGTTATTGCTCTCAGCCGATCCTTGATTGCTATCAATTCTTTGACCCATAATACTAATAATAGGATCATCAATCTGATTAGTTGCAAGAATCCATACTGCGAAGTATCTTGTTTGTCCACCGGGACTAACATCGGGAATTGTCCAATTGCCACCAGTTAATAAGTTATATTGTGGTCCATTAGCACCATATTTAACAGGATAGTCTGTTGCGGTATTCTTAACCCATTGACCAGTGCTTCCCTCGTGATAATAAACGGGAATTTGAGCAATCGGGCTTAACTCTTGACAGAACGGATCAGCACTAGAACTATCAGTAATATTTATTTCAATATCTTCTTGATAAAGAGTACCATTACCAATTGATATAGTTGCATGACTATTGCTAGACCCATCTCCACCTAAAACATAATTACTAATACTCAAACCATTAACATATTGTGCGCCAAAAGTATTATGAATCCACTTGTGAGTGCTAGTGTCCATCACAATTCCGTGACGTTCTTCAGCAAAGAAAGTCATTTGTCCACTAGGACCAACTCCACTATTCCAAGCTACATATGCGATAGGAATGTCACTACTAAAATCAAAACCTGTAGTTTTATTTGATATTTGATTATTAATAGTGTCAAAATGAATATAATTAATTTGGGTAAGATTTGGTATAGTTAAACTATCACCACTAGTTTTGACAACTTTAATACCTTTATTATAATAACTATATGAACTTCCTGTGGGTTCTATTGTAAATATGTTTCCACTAACACTAATTCTACTATCAGTTCTATTAACAAATCCTTGAGGTTGTTGACTATCAACATGAACTAAGTTGGTAGAAGCAATGGTATAAATACCACTATTATTAGTTATAGATATATCATATCCAGCCGCTATATTCTGATTGACTCCACTAAGCTGTGTCCAAACCGAAATACCATCACCTATCTTAAAGATTTTATTAGTTAAATCATATCCTGGTTCACCACTAGCTAATACTGGATTAGCAGTACTCCATTCTGAACCTGAGCCTTTTCTAATTATGATATAATCATTTACTGGCATAAAATATCCTCAAAACCTACCAGTATTATAAATTATGGAGTACCACCATCAATTACAGCATAATATAAATATGTAGGATTATTAGCGCTAACGCCACTAATTCTTGTTAAACCATCAATAACTGTGCTAGTTTGACCAAGATTTACTGTTGTGGAACCTAGCGTTACGCCACTACTAGCTAAATTTGTTACCGGAATATTAGTTGGTAAATAAGCTACTCCAATAGTACCAGCATTAATATTACTAGCATTTAAATTAGTAACATTAGAACCATTTCCATTAAATGTAGCATATATAGTACCAGCATAAAAATCTCCATTAGCATCTCTCGCCACTATAGTACCAGTAGCATTAGCATGAGTAGCATTAGTAGTAATTGTATATGCAGTACCATCATCAACACCAGGTGATGTTGCTGATAATCCTGTGCCGGCCACAGTAATTGTACTAGCATATTGACCAGTCGTATCTGTACCAAGAGTAACACTATTATTTGCTATGGTTGTATTAATAGTTAAGACACCATTACCAAGCTCTGTAAGAGTAACACTACTAGTACCAGTAACATCTCCTGTTAATGTGCCAGTAATTACTGGACTTGGCAAGCCACTTAGATTAACAAAATTTCTATAATAACTACCATGTTGACCATCTAACAAATCAGCATTTAAATTATTAACTAAAGTTGAAGACGATACTGATAGTGGCGCAGTACCATTAGGCACTGTAGATGTGATAGTATTAGCTGTAATGTCTCCGCTAGTATAAACATTGGGAGACGAACCAGAATTACTAATAAATTCCCATCTACTATCATTAATATCCCAAACTATTTGATGAACTTTACTATTATCATGATCAAGAACTTGCAATCCACCCAAACTTTCTGTTCCAGAAACATTAACTTGTATGATATTATCTCCAATATCAACAGTTGTACTATTAACAGTAGTAGCAGTACCCTGAACAACCAGATTACCTCCAACGGTAACATTTCCATCAGTAGTTAAGTTTCGTAAACCAGTTATATCTTTACTACTATCCAGTACAACAGCTCTACTAGCCGATGCTGTTCCAACAACAACCCCAGATAAATATGTTAACTCATTTAGTGTGGCTTTGGTAGATGCATCTGTTATATTACTCCATAAATGAGTATGATTAGTATAAGCATATCCTGTGGTATGAATAGTTAATATATTACTATTACTATCATAACTTAAAACAATGCCAGTACCAGCACTAAGAGTTGTGTCTACTTGATCAGAAACCGCATTCGCAAAATCTGTGATCAAAGTTGATGGTATGCCAGTAACACAGGCTTTTAAGGTTCCAGCACTGTCATCATATGTCCAAGCTATCCCTGTACAGTTGCGTAAAAATCCGGTAGTTGTATGGTCTCCACTACCAACAATATCTTGAACGCCTTCTGCGTCAACAGAAGCGACTGATACAAGATCCAATACTGCTTGATTAAAATTATTAACTTGAGAGGTGGCTATTCCTGTTACTCCAATAGTAAGTGTTGAGCCATCCGGTCCTAATATTAATCCAACACCACTATTACTTAAAAAGCCACTTGGTACTATAGCCGTAAATGGTAGTCCACTGGCCCAATGTGTTGAACCATCGCCTATCTTAAATCTTTTTGTTGTAGTATCATAACCTAATTCACCATTATATAATATGCCTTGTCCTAAAATACCAGAGGCATTATTCCATTGGGTTGTTGATCCTCTTCTAAATTGAATTAAATTATTAATTGGCATATTTAGTACCTTTATAGGTTATGGTGATCCGCAGTCTAGTTCATAAAAATAATTATCTAAATAATAATCCAATCCATCAACTCCAGTCTTTTTGATTTTTGTTAATGGAATATTGTCTGGTAAATCTGAAATTAAAAATTTTTCAGTATTCACAACTTCAATATTTAATGAAACCTGATCTTCAACAGTAACTATATTGGCCTCATTTGAGGTTTCAATAACAATAATATTGCTCATGTCTGACAATCCAATGCGGTTTCAGAACTACTATATCGTTGTTTAATTGTTATTACACCATAAAGTAATCGTATAGTATAATTACCACCATCTCCATAGAATTCATCTGGTGATTGTAATTCAAGATCGTATTTAGCACTATCAAAGTCAAAATTATTGGTAGTATCAGATGGTAATAATAGGGTTAATCTACCATCAGTACCATCTATATAAAATTTATATAATGAATAATCTGCATTAGTGGTAGTATATACTTTTGTTGATGCTAGACTTTTTTTACTAACAGATAAATATTCGGTCTTCATAGTTAATCTAGCACACCAATTAGTAATATTAATAGGATTTTCATTAGCATCTTTATATACTAATGATATTCTAAAAGACGATCCTCTTTCTATAGTAAAATTATAGTTAGCGGCTGACATTAATGCCCTTTCTAGAACATATTTTTATGACGATGATTATCGTAGGCGATAAGCATAAATGGATCAAATTTATTGCCAACAAAAGGACTAAGTATAGCAGCAACTGCTGTAGCTTGTTGAACATCCCAGTGTTCTGATAAGTTGCTATACAACTGACACGGACCGTGCTGTATAATTTCTTTAAAGCCTGATAAATGATTGGATATTGCTAACTGAGCAGGACCAAGACCGGCCCTTACACCTTCTAGCGCTGCTCTGGTTCTAAAATTACTTTGATCAATAATACAAGCTGCTTTTAAACTAACTAAGCAAAGAAAAATCTCGTCTTTATTGGCTGTGGGATCAGGATTTATGGTATTATTTATACTATCAACATTATATTCTGTTTCTAATTGAACATCAAACTGAACATATCTAGCAGCTACTGTTATAACTTGTGTTAATCTATCATCATTATAACTAGGATTATCAGATAAATCATTTATTAAAACTCTAACTAAATTAATAATATCAGATTGCCAAGCCATAATATCTCCTTTGTTATATACTAATGTATTATACACCTAAAAAATAAGGCTGGCACTAGGCCAGCCCTATTTTATAATCAAGTTATTATGGTTATATTATAGAGCGCCAAGTAGCACTCTACGATTATCAAGAACAGCAAAACCTTGTTCTGCCCAACCATAGAAACCAGCTCGTTTTTGACGATGAAGTGTATCATCTTCAAAAATTTGAACTTCTTGACGAACTGGCATAATGAAGCTGTCTCTCTTGCGAAGATCAAGACCAACAACAACTTCTAGTTTGCTGCCAGGAAGACTACCACTAAGAGTATTGCTATAGAATAGTTGATACTCTTGACCTTCACCAAGTTCATCAAGATCGTGAAGATTGATGCCGAATACTCTGTTAAGAGTACCGTCAGCAGCAGTATAAATTTCACGACGAGTAACTTCATCAACTTGGTCGATACCCCAATTACGAATATCTTCCATAGCCTCTGGTGAAACATAAAGATCGGTCAACATACCACGATTATTACTAGCGGAGTTACCACCGCCGTTACGTCTCATGACTGTTTTCATCAAAGAAACCAATCTCTTGCTAAATTGACCAGCTGTAGCATCGCTATCGTAAACTACGATATTGCGATCAACACCAGCGGCAAGAACAGTGTGCCAGCCGTCATCATTCATCTTCTTGACGAATGAACCTTCTAGCACTTCCATGGCACGACCAACAACATCCCAGCGAGCATCACGAGCATACTTTAGTAAGTAGTCGATACTAGCTCCGATGTCATAGGTTGGAACCATGACGTAATCGCCTTCAACATGACGTTCTGGAATATAGCCGTGATTAGGAACAGTATAAGCAACAAAGTCTTTTTCTGTTCCAGGAGCTAAGAAATCTAGTGGGAATTCAGGAGTAGCACTTTGAGCCAATTGAATGGGTTCAAAAATACCATCAAGAATATCACCACTCAACAAACCTTGACGAAGTGGAAGCTCTAGTGCTTTTGCAAATTCTGCATTAGCAGCAAGAGATACCTCTCTATTAGCAGAACCAGATTTTACCAAAAGATCGGTAAGTTCTGGTGTTGGCTTAAAAGCTTTAGTATTAACTTCTGACATAAGTGTTTCTCCCTTATTTTAAAAAATTATCGAATGTTGACTGAGACTTTGGCGTAACCATCAGCATCTACTTTGCTCAAGAATGAGCCAATTTGCACAGCGTTGGTACTTGTGGTAGAAATTAGGCCATTAGCACCAACATAAGCGCCGCTACCAGCACTTGGGGTACCATCAACCAGATTTGTAGTAACTTGACCAACACGCAACAGTGTGACTTTGCCACCAACTTGCACTTCATCTTTGTGCCAATTGATGTGCTGTCTGGTTAGATCATAATTGACTACGTCATTTAATAGAACGCCGACTGGAAGAGAACCGCTAGCAGCAGCAGCATATGCCACAACAGCAGCAGAATCATCCATTGCTACGCCTGAACCACTAGTTGTAGTGCAAACAACACCGCCCCTAGCGCCAGTTGTATTCATGAAAAATGATACATCGGTAAGTACTTCGATACGATCAGGTTTAAGAGCCATATTATTCTCCCTTATTAAGTTTTTTGCCTAGTCTAGCACATACGAATTCAACAAGTTCGGCACGGGTAGTGTCTATTGAAGAAACACTTTCTGAGCCAACAGATAAATTAACTGATTCTTCAGTTTCTACAGTATCAAGCAATTCTGGAGTAACTTCTTCATTCTCGCTAGCTACTGATTCTTCTGCTTTATAATTGTTAGTAAAAAGTGTTTTGAATGTTTCAAATGTGTCATCATCAACTTTTTCTAGCTTATCAACAGTTTCATTAGCTAATTCTTTAGCTACACCAAGATCGATAAGAGCGGCCATTCTTTTGTTCTTTTTCTCTTTTTTCATGTCTTCAACTTCTTTGGCCTTATAAGCAGCGATAGCTTCTTTAGCTTCTTCTAGTTCTGCTAGTGCAGCTTTGTATTTTGATTCATACTCAGCTTTCATTAGAGCAACTTCTTCTGCCATTTTCATAGCTTTCTCTTCGGCCATCTTCATAGCCTTTTCTTCTGCCATTTTCATGGCTCTCTCTTCAGCCATTTTCATAGCTTTTTCCTCAACCATTTTCATGAGAGTATCTTCATCTTTATTCATTGGAACAGCAGCTTCGGTTTCTGTTGTGTTAGTCACTACTTCTGCTACTGGAGACTCATTGGTGTTTTCTGTGACCACTGATGCCTCCGATACTTCAGTTGCTACGTTATTTTGTGTTGTGTCTAAACTCATATCTATTGTCTCCGGTATACAGGTTGACTGATTCAGTAATACACCTAATTCTTCGAAAGAATCATTTTTTTTATCACAAATACAACTTTGTGAAAAAATTATACTATCAGGATTAGCGGGCTTATTAACAAAACCCTTTCCAGAAAAAGTAATATTTCGTAAAACTCTACCAATTTTATAGTTCTCATGTTGGCCAACTCCACCATAAGCTCGTAAAAACTTGGTTAAATGGGCCGTACTTTCGTTTCTTGGTAATGTAGAATATTTACCATTTTTAGTATTTAGCAATCCATAATCAAATCCTTTAAAAAAACATTCCATACTTACAAATTTGGTTCCATTTTCAATTTCTGAAATTAATGTTTCTGCTCTATTTTTAAGTTCAGGATCTGTAAATCCCCTATAAATAACGGATCCTGTTAATATATGATATTTATCTGGTAGTTGATCTAATGGAATATCTTTATCTATAATATTTCCACTATCATCAATTGGCCAATTAGCAGTTATGTGGCCGATTATAGTATTTTCATCGTGTTCAAGATTTGTTGGTTTGTCTTCTGGAGAATCTTTTGCTGCCCAAACTTCTGCTTTGTCAAAAATATCATCATTTTTATTCCAAGATGAACTTACTAAAATAGATTGAACATAATATAAATCAGAATCTTTGACAGATGCTTCGCTTTTTACCATACATCTCATTGCTGGTTCGTCTTTAGAATCAGCTTTTTCTGCAATAGATGCATAGGTTATGGATGCGGATGATTTGATAATATCTTCTAGACCATCTTCTTGTTCGGCAATAAATATATTCATAATTAATTATCTAAAGAATAGAGGGTAGTATAGAATGAAGATTTAGCTTGTTTAATATTTTCAGTAGACAATTCTTCTTGCAAATCAGATTTTAATCTATTTAACCATACACTATATATATCCATAGTAGCTAGAATTTTTTGATCATTTATAGTTTCTAGTTTACTAACAACAGAATTATGACTAATATTTTCAAAAGGATCTAATGTGAATAAAATTTTAGTTTTAGTTTTTTCTAATTCTTTGCTTTCTTCATTAGATAAGCTTCTAAGATTTTTTTTATTATAGAAGTCTAAAATAATAGGATTAATAATATTACTAATTTTATCCTGAGCATTATTTGCCCATATATTTAAGCTAGCTCCTGTTTGAGGAGAAAATTGCTTTTGCTTTCTTTGGGTGGTATCTTTACTATTTTTAGGACGACCCTGATTAGGTTGTCCAGATAAATTTGGTCCAACAGATGGTGCTACTGGCGAACCAAGTTTAGGCATTGCCAATTCTTGTTTAAGTTCCATAGCATTTTTTTCGCCATTTTTCTTTTTTTCTAATTCTAGTCCAACTTGACTAGGAGATACTAATCCACTTTGTAGAGCTATTTTCTTTAATGAATTTTCTAATTGAGGATCATGCCACGGCCCAGCTTTTCTAACCATACGATTTTTTGCCCTATCTTTAGATTCTCTTGATAGTCTTGATTTTTCTATATCGGCATCAAAACCAAAACGACTATGTAATAATTCGTCACTAATAAGATTACGATCTGCTAATTGAATAAGTAAAGCCTTTTCGGAATCTTCATTACTAAGATCCATTTTATCAAATTCTATTTTAGCAGGATATCTAAAACCCATAGCTTTTTGTACTATCGCTATTTCATTCTCCCAGAATTCTGTTAATACATCTCTTCCGTATTGTAATCTTTGTGTGAGGGTTTTTAGACTAATAAAATTATTTGTTGTTCCTGCTGCACCAAATGTGCCGGTGAGCGTTGGAGGAATACCAAGACCAGCATATACGCTATTTAAATGAGGAATATATTTACCTTCTCCTAAAAATTGATGCACACTAGTTTTACTTTCTAGCAAATCAATATCTGGACCCCAAATAAGATCCATTGTACCACCACCAACATTATTGCCTAAAATTTGTGCTAATTTACTGGTTGCTGCTTTGGTAGGAGATATTTTATGTTCTAAGCTACCTAATTTAAAAATACGAATATTAGATATCGCGCCATCTAGTGCTGACATATCTGCTAATTTTAATTTTTCAAGAATGGTAATATCGTCCATAATAGCATATATCATAGGATATGCCCAGCTTTGCCAATCATCTTTCTTGTAATGAAAGACTAGAGTTTTATTAGGATCTAATGGATATCCACGTTTTTGTTTTGCTGCCTCGACAATATTTTGTGGTAAAGAATTAACAATCTGTTTTTCAATTTCGGTTTTTGGAGCTAATATAGCTTTTCTAATTGGTGCTGGTAAAGAAATTTCAAGTAATTTTTGTTGTGCAAATGATGCTATTGGGCCAGCCGTTATGTCTACTACAACAGGATCTATAAAAGTATATTTCCAAGGAATTTCTCTTTTTTCAACGATTGGAGTTATAATTTTATCTACCAAGAGATCTGGAGATGATACGCTCTTATAAAGATCGTTAGCTACTTTTAAGCTTAGTTTACCTGTTTGTCTATTAACAACAACGTTTCCAGTCTTGTATAGATTATTTAAAAATCTTTCGCTACGATCTTTACCCCTAATCTTTTTAAACCATTGTTTATAAAATCTTTCTATTCTTTTATCTTTATGAACCAATCTAACTCCCTGAGAAGCAAAATCGCCCATAAGGTCAATAACATTTTTTACTAAACCAACTCTTTGATAAATATCTTCGGCTTTTTGCATTATCTGTTTTTGTCTAACAGGAATAGCTTCGCCTGGTCTAAAATAATAGTAGTCAGATTTGGTTAATCCTGGTCTGCCTGACGTATTACGATCAAGATCAGAATAATCAAGATTATATCGTCTTGTTGCGCCCGCTTTTTCAACAACTGTATATTCAGACAATGATTGTCCAGAAATTTTCATGGCTTCTTGTCGAGAAGCTTCGTCGTCTCCCCAAGCTATAAAAGCTGGTTCGTCGGGATTATTGGTCGTATTAACTGTTTCGCTTTTTGGATATTTTTTAGCCATAATATTAATTGTAATGCAGTAGGATTATGATGTGATTACTTTAATAATACACTCAATTATTATAAATACCCAAATATATATCGTTATCATTAGCGCTGGATGTAAACCATTCTGGACCTTTGTACATTTGGCCATTTAATTTTGTAGCATTTTTAGCATTTTCTCCTACAACATCATATTCAATAGTTTTATATGATCTAGTCATTTGTCTAGCTAACATATTAGCAATAAGCAAGGCGCTATATCTATCTTTTCTTAATCTGCCTTTTTTACCACTAGTTAGTTTTATTTCTGGAGTATCCCATCTATCTCTAGCATTAGGGCCCTGACTAGTTTGTGTCATAACAATTGTGGTTAATTCATTTTTAAGTTCTTCAATTTCTACAACACATTCGCTAAGATTATCATAAATAGGATTAAGATCTGTTGTTAATATATCCTGTCCTTCTGCTGCTAGCGTTAAACCTAGTGTAAGATTATCAAATCTTGGAAATAGCAATACTTTATCTTCCATATCTTTTCGTAAACCATGATTAGCTTGACTAGTCCAATCTGCTCTAGCGAATTGTATAAGTTCAAGTATGTGCAAGCCTTGCTGATTATCAGTTTCTTTGGATTTGCTGTAGTCTATAGTTGGCCAAATTAATATTTCTCCATCATTTAACTTATCCGGATCATGTAAGGCTTCTTCTATAGCTATACCTCCTCCTTGAGCATCTAATCCTATTCTAGCGCATGGAAAAGTTTTCATTAAATTTCTAATTTTTCTTGCACAAAAACCATAGAAGTCATGATCTTCTACTAGCCCTGTCTTTTGACGATCTTTAAAATTACTACGATTGGTTGTCCAGCAATATACTACTCTATTATGATCATTGTTTAATTCTAAAATAACTATACTAAAATTATCATTTTCTGATGCAGGATCGATACCGTATATGTATTGCTTGTGTGAGGAACCCTTTACTATTGCATCAAAAAGTATTGGCCTGCCTTGGGAGTCTGTTATATTTTTTTCTGTTGATACAACACAACTTTCTACTAAACTACGCCTAAAAAATCCTTCACTGTCCTCAACAAAACAAGCAGCATATTCCATATTATATATACCAGTATGAATAGTGGCTTTTGCTCTAGCAACTTGTTTATCATCCATAAATCCTTTAGGGATTAATTCATATGGTATTCTTACTATACTATAATCTTTCCAATTAAAATTTTCTGGAACACTTTCTGGAAATACATCTTTAAGTTTATTAATATCTCCTTTGCTATTAATAATAGTTTTGTATCTATTCCAATATTTAGCAAAATGCTTAAAGGCATAGTCTGCTGTTCCTGATATTATGGCCTGATTGCTCATTTTTGTGTCTAATGCTTCTAATTCATCATTCCATATACCCATTTCTTGCATCGCTGTTTTTTTAGCTTGTTCTTTGACATTTTGTATTGGACTAGCACTCACGGCTGCGAAACCTGAAACAACCGTTTCATAAATATCGGGCGATATTGACGCAAATTCGTCTGCGATAATAATATGTGCTCTTAAACCTCTAATTTTACTACCGTCACCCATTGGAATAGCAATAGCCCAGCTATCGCCATATCTCATTGTACATCTATCAACATCTCTTCGTGGACCGTCATCATTACCGTTGAATATGCTCCTTAGAATTGGGCTATTTCTCCAAATCGTTTCCATATATTCAAAAATCACTTTGCTTTGACGAAATGCTGCACCAACTATAACTATTTTGGTTCCAGGAATAAAGATACATTTTAATGTAGCATATAATGCTAATAAAAAACTTTTACCAAAACCACGACTAGCAACAAACATTGGAAAAGCTCTATTCCAAAATTCTTGTAATATTGCTATCTGCACAGGATGTAGTTCAATATTCATTAGCAGTTTGCATGTTGATCCTAAATAGTTCGGATCTCTCATAATTTTTAATAAATGCTTATCTGGATTTTCTATATCTTCTCTGGATCTATTAATCATAAGATTACGACTAATAGTTAGTTTAGATAAATCTCCTAGACCTAACCATGCATCATCAAAATTATATGACATGTTTTTTAGCTTTACTAATAGCTTGATTAACAACCATACGAACTACTGTTGGAATAAATGGAATATTTCGTTCTTTGCATTCTTGTTTAAGCCATTCTATAATTGTTTCTGTATTATCTTCACACCATTTTACTCCTTTAGTATTCATTTCATTAGCATGTTTCATACATTTGCATGTTGGTGTTATAGATACGCCAACGCTTTTAATCATTTGTGATAGTATTGTACCAGGACCATTTGGAAATTCTTCTAACGTAGGAGGAAACAAAGATCTTATTTTAGCTGCCGGATCTGATCCTAGTTTTTCTTTAACTAATTTTTCTCTAATGGAACTAGAATAATCACCCAAATTATCATATTCTTGATCTGATTCTACCAAAGGAAGCACATAGGGTAATGAGTCTATTCTTGCTACTAATTTTTTTTGATCCGGACTATCAATATAAGTTATTTTTAAATCTTGTAAAGTTATAGATTCTGGCTGAGTAATTTTTTTAGTTGATGGATCAGTATATGGCGGAGGAGTAATTGTTATAGGAAAATCAAGTCTCATTATGTAAATTTCCTTTTTCTTGATTATAAATTTTATGTAATAAATATCCTGCTAGATTCTCAGCATAAGAATGAGATCCGCAAAAATATACTTTAATATTATGTTTTAATTGCCAGTCTGTTATATTTTTTAGTAAAAAATTTGCAGTAATTTTAATATATTGCCACTTGCTTTTAGGAATATTAGATCCTATTGGATATATTAGAATATCTTTTAAAGAAAATTCAAAAAGCATAAAAGCATATTTTGTTTCACTTAACCTTTGTATAACATCCTTGAATCTGCTTTCTGTAATATTAGTTGCTAGTTCACTAACACTCTTTTTTCTTTCTATTGCTACTAAATTTTCTAATCCTTGTATACTATAATCTCCAGTATCTAATTTATTTACAGCTGTAACTTTATTTCTAAAAGTCCATGGTTGCTGTTCTCTAGAATCAATAATTATGGTATATTCAGGATCTGTCATCTTTTTTCTTGTCCGCTACTATTTTTAAAAAAACTGCTTCGTAATAAGTTTCAATGCCCCTGATCATTTTATGATGTTCGTAACATAGTGTTATTCCATTGTTAACATCGTATCGTAATCCAGGATGATTTGCCCACGTTTTTATATGATGAGCATTTATCTTTTTTTTACTATTACAATTGGGCCATTGACAAGTTTTGTTGTCTCTTGTATAGACCCCTTTTCTCCACTGTTTGTATTCTAAAGAATTAAAAAATCTCATGAAACAACTTTTTTATATTTGCTATGGGCGTATTGTTTAACATCATAATCCACCATATCTTGTACTAGCTGCTCAAAAGATATTTGTGGTTGCCATCCTAAAATATGATAAGCTTTTGTGGATCGTCCTCGTAAATAATCTACCTCTGCTGGTCTAATAAATTCGCTATCAATTTCCACATAATCTTCATAATTTTTATTAACCAAATTAAAAGCTATGGATAAAAATTCTTTAATAGAGTGTGATGAGCCGGTGGAGATAACAAAATCATCAGGAATATTTTGTTGTAACATAAGATGCATAGCGCGCACATAATCTTTAGCATGGCCCCAATCTCTGCAACTATTTAGATTACCAAGTTTAAGTTTTTCATTTGTTAGATTGTTTTGTAGCATACCTATATAATTAGTAATTTTTTTAGTAACAAAATTTACGCCGCGTCGTGGACTTTCGTGATTAAATAGTATGCCGCAACAACCAAATAGATTATATCCTTCACGATATATTCTTACCAAATGATGACTAGCTAATTTGCTAGCGCCGTATGGACTTTGAGGCTTAAAAGGAGTAGTTTCGTCTTGAAATTTTTCTATAGTATTTAAATCATGATTTTCGGCTGCTGAAAATTCTTGACCAAACATTTCGCTTGTGCTGGCCTGATATAGTTTGGTGTGGGGCGAATAATTTAATAGATTTTCTAGTATATTAACTACGCCGCCGGTATTTACGCTAAAAGTTAAATTGGGCTGTTTGAAACTGGTACCCACATGACTCTGAGCTGCTAGATTATAAAATTCGTGTGGAGAATACTTTTTGATTATATTACATACAGAATGAGAATCTGTAAGATCACCTTCTTCTAACAAGAATTTAGGGTTATGCAGAAGATGGGATGCTCTTGATAATCCATTATTATTGGATAGTCTTCTGTGAATTCCTATTACTTTAGTATACTCTGGTAGTGATAGCAGATATTCGGCCAAGTATGATCCGTCTTGACCTGAAATTCCTGTAATAACGGCAGTTTTATTTGTCATATTTTTCCACGCTTTCTGGTGTTAAAAAGGGGCGATCTATATTATTATTAGAGTATGAGTGAAGTTGCTCAAGTTTATTTTTTTGATTAAGAGTGGCTAATTTCAATATTTCCATTTCACGACCTTGTTTTTCTCTTAATTCTTCGTCTTCTAGCATTCGTATTAATCCTACCCAAGAGCTTTTACCATCTTCTATTCGTTTGATTCTTTGCTCCCTAGTAGCTTTAAGATCTTTACTAATTTTTTGTTGTTCGTTAAGAAGCTTGGTATATTCATTAGTATAATTAGCGATACTGTTACGGGCGAATGATAGCTGCGTTTCCAGGTTGGCCAATTTCGGAATATCTCTTTGATCCTCTGATTTAGCATACTCTTTATCAACCTCGGTTTGTATTTTTTCAGTGTCGGCTATGTGTCTTTTACGCTCTTTCATACTCCGATTAATAAGAATATCAATAGTAATAAATTGTTTAATTTGTAATTCTTCAGCAGGAAGAACATCTTCTCTGAATTGTTTAATTAAACTTACCCAAGTGTTCTCAAAGTATTCTAATTCTCCTGA